AAATAGATACAAAATGATTTATCGTCATTTGCTCTATCTCAAACTCATTCCTGAAATAGAATCACCAGCGGAAAAACTGCCTAAACTGCGTAAACCTAAATCAAGCCCTAGGCCGTTTACACATAATGAAGTTGCTCTGATTATGAAAGAAGCAAAAGAACCTATGAGACATTGGTTTATTTTGTCTTGTTTCGCTGGTTTCAGGTCTGCTGAGATTAGTTTATGTAAAGGTGCTGATCTTGAAGAAATGCAGGATGGTTATATGATCCGTGTTCCCGCTGGTAAAGGTGGCACAGATTTGGCTTTACCTGCTCACCCTGTTGTTGTCGAAATGATTAAATCGTATAACACTTTGGGTAGGTTGTGGCCAACAGTTGAATCACACCAATTATCTGTTTACGCTTGTAAAGAGTTAAGAAGATTAGGAATAAATAAGAAACTTCATTCTGGTAGGCACTATTTTGCTACGAATGCTTATTCTGTTTCTAATGGTGATTTGCTGGCTGTTTCTAAACTGATGCGCCACGCTTCACCTGCTACCACAGCGATCTATGCTGAGTTGGCTTCTCCTGTTGCAAAACAGGTAATTAACTCAATGCAAACACCAGGTATAGAATAGATATAAGAACCTGCGCATCTATTTTTAGAGAGGTTCTAATGAAACCAGCAGTTATTAAAGATGTAGTTTTTAGAAGTTTTGCTTTATTTCTTGTCACAGCCTTACCTGCTATTGGTGCAGGTTCTTTCATTGGTGTAGAACCAGTTAATTCCGCTGTTATCGCTGGAGCATTAGCAGTAAGCCGTGTTATCACAGATTTAGCCAAAGCATTTTTGGATGACGGCAAATTAACTCAAGAAGAAGTTGACGCAATATTCAAAAAAGCAAACAAGAAAGAAGATACTAAATAATGGCGTTGCCAATTAAAGATGGCAAGATTACAACACCTTACAAAAAACTTGGAAAGATGTGGAGTCGCGGCTATCACAGCGGGGTTGATTTCGCTGTCAAAACAGGAACACCTGTAATTGCTGTTGCAGATGGAAAAATTGAGCCAGCAAATTGGGGAAAATCTTACGGAACTCAAGCCGTACAAAAAGTTGAGGGGGGCTGGGTAATTTATGCTCACCTTTCAAAACTTGACGTTAAACCTGGCGACAAAATCACCAAGGGACAACAAATAGGTTTGAGTGGAAATACTGGCAATTCATCAGGTCCTCATTTGCATTTCGAAATGAGAGACAACATTAGATGGTCTGCTGGTAAAGATATTGATCCAAAAGGAATTTTGGAAGCATAATTGAACAAGCGCACCAAACTGCGCTTAATCTTGTCATTGCTTTTACTGGGTTTTGTTATGTCACCAGCATTTGCAGATGAGACAACAATTATCTTAAATCAAGACACCCCATATGTTGATATTCCTGTTGAGGCTACTGAACCAACAACTATAACCATTCAAACAATAACTGGGACACCACAAAACAATCCTAACTTTGTTGATTCGTGGATTGAACTTTGGCAAGATGCAGTAAAACTTGCAGCAGATGATGACAGCGCTTACACGCGAGATAATGTTTTGGCTTCAATTATTGTCAGACCAATTGAGGCTGGTTTTTATTTTATTCGTGCAACGTCGTTTGGTGCTGCCGTTAATAACTACAATTTTAGACCTAATGGAAGTTATATTTTAACTTGGTCAGGTGTTAGAACAATTCCAACAGCAACGCCAACAGTAACGCCAAGCCCAGAACCGACAACAGAACCGACTCCCACAAGTGAGCCAACTCCCACCGCAACACCCGAACCAACACCGACAGAAGTTTCACCTACACCAACCCCATCACAAGAACCAACGCCATTACCAACCCAAGAACCATTAACAGATAACTCAAATGACGAAGCGATTTCTGTTGAGGTAATTCCAGAGACATTACCAACGCCAGAACCGACACAGACAGCAACGCCAGAACCAGAGATAATTGAGCAAACAGTTGAACCAGAAACAATTGAAACTCCTATCGTTGAACCTTTGTTAAGTGTAGAGGAATTAGAGGAACAAATACAAGAACAAATCAACTTGGAATACATTGCTGAAAATACAATAGAATTAGAGTTACCAACTGCGCTGGAAGCAATACCTGGACTTGCTGAAGTTTTTGCGGCAACTGAAGCGATATTAAATGTTGGATCAGATATGACTGAGGCACAACGCGAAGAATCACAGGCTGTTGTTGTTGGCGCAATTGTTGTCACCCAGATTGCTTCTATGGCTTCTGCTGTATCTGTACAGGCTTCTAGTAAACGTAATGAAACGAAAAGGATTAAACGTAAATGATGAATTGGATTCGCAAATATGCTATTGCCATTACAGGTGACACTTGGACTTATGTGGGTTTGCTTATTGCTTATTTCACTTTGGATGGGTCAGCAAAACAAGTGACTGGTTTTTTGATCATAGGTGGTTTTGTAATATGGTTAGTAACACTACCGATAAGGGATACTGATGACTGAAGCAATTATTATGGCTGGTCAGGTTGCTGGTGCGCTTTCAGCAATCGGTGGGGTTGTTTTCATTATTGCTAAATATGCAATTGTTAGACCAATCCAAAACTATATTGATGCTCGTACTGAGCAAATACAAATCAATAGCAATGGGGGACATAGTTTGACAGATGTGGCCTTGGGCGTTGCTAGGGTTGAACGCAAAGTTGAAACTATAAGTGAAAGGGTAAATACCTTGGAAAACACTCTCAAAATCCCTCAAATCTAGGAATTGTCAGACTACCCTTGTAATGTCTGTTATACAGGCAATCGAGAGGACAAAATGCCAAATATAACTGATCCCGAAATTTGGGACAAACTATCTATTCAAGCCAAAACTAAATGGTTATCTTGGCAAGCGGATTTGGCTGAGGCCAGATGTGGCACTTGCTACCATTACGTTTGTGTTTGCGGAGAGGACTTCTAAATGGGTTTCGATTTGAGTCAATATGCCACAGTTCAAGAAAGAATTGCAGAATTTTGGTCTTTGTATCCACTAGGTCGTTTGGAAACAGAACTTGTGTTTCATTCTGAGACGTCTTACATTGTCAAAGCATCAGCATACAAAAATGCTACTGATCAGTTTCCAAGTGCCACAGATTACGCACAAGAAACAGTTGGTGCATCAATGACCACAAAGAACTTTCCGCTGGAAACTTGCAGCACTTCTGCAATTGGTCGTTGCATTGCAACACTTGGGTTATCAACTCGTAAAAACGAACCAAGACCATCACGCGAAGAAATGGAACGTGTGGTTTCAAAAGAATCCAAGCCAGTAAATGTTGCAGATGGACCTATGGGTCGTGCTAAAGCAACTGAAAAACAAATAGGTTTTGCAATCTCAATGCTGAAAGAAATCGCACAACGATTGGAATTTAGCAACGAGGATGTAATGAAATGGGCGTGTGAGGAATACAAGTGCCAAACACTTGAAGATTTCTCTATGAAACAAATTTCACATTTCATTGCAGATTTGCAAAAGACAAAACAACAAGGTGAATCATCTGTGTTCTACAACTTGGTGAGAGCCAAAAAAGGTGCAGATTATGATCCTTGGGAAACGCCATCCAACTAACAAAGGAATATATTGCTAGAAACTATCCTTGCTATGCTTGCGCCAACTTACGTTGAACAAGAATCAAGAATGGAAATTTCAGCAGTACGGCAATATGTCAAATCTAAATACGATTCTCAGCAATGGGAATGTATTGATGAACTTTGGCAAAGAGAGTCATCTTGGCAAACCAAACGTTATCCTTGGTTGGCTAAAAATTCTCGTAGCAGGGCTTATGGGATACCACAATCTCTGCCAGCGGAAAAGATGGAAACTCACGGATGGGATTATTTAACGAATCCCATAGTTCAAGTAAATTGGGGAATGGAATATATTTTGAAGCGATATAAGACACCTTGTGCCGCTTTACAGTTCCATAATCAGAAGAACTGGTACTAAAGATGAATCCTGCGCTCATCTTCCAAGCAATGCTTTTATTTATTCTTGGACTCGCTGGGTTTGTCACATTAGTTTCGAATTTTAAGCGCTATTGTGATACAACTGAGGAAGAGGGCCAATGAAAGAAATTAGACCTTACGGCACAGTAGAAAAACGTGCTAATAATCGTTACCGCGTAAGAATTGGTAAGAAACACGGACACACAACTCTTGGAACTTTTGATTCAAAGATTGAGGCTGAAGAAGCCTTAGCAGGTTTCATTCGAGAAGAACAAATACAAGAAGAAAAATATAAAAACGTTCCAACTAACACAGCGACAAAACCATATGCTGAGATTGGGCTTGATGGTGGTGAAATTGCAACTGGTGTTTTAACTGAACCTATTGGTGATGATTGGTCTGCTGTTCTTAAATCTTTTGGTCTTGATCCTAATGTTTTTGAAGTTGTTGGTGACAAAGTTCGAATGTCAAAGTGGCAACAATCCGCGCGTAGTTCTAGCGGGGATAGAGATATGGTTTGGTTGTATTCCTACAAAGCCATTTTTGCTCGCAAATTGACTCCAACCATAGATGATAACGATATAAATCAAATTCGTGCCAATATTAGGGCTTTTAAGCCGTTTAAGGGCAATGCTACAAAAACTATTCAAGACCCATCAACGTTTGTGTTTTTGGCTTCAGATTGGCAGTTAGGTAAATCTGCTTCGGGTGGACCTGATGCAACAATTAAACGTGTTCTTGCTTCATTTGAAAAAACTGTTGAACGCATAGAAGAATTGCAAAAGACTGGTCGTAACATTGAACAAATTGCTTTTGTAAATATGGGTGATCCTGTTGAGGGATGCTCAAACGAATTTTATCCGAGCCAACTTTTTAGCGTACAACTTACACAAAGAGAACAATTGCTGCTGGCTTTAGATTTGTGGACTACTGGCGTAACAATGTTTGCTGGTCTTGCACCAAAGATAAAATTTATTTCAACGTTGTCAAATCACGGAGAATGGAACAGGCGCAATGGAAAAAGCCAATCAACTGATAGTGATTCCGCTGATGGGTTTTTGTCTGACACTTTGAAACGCATTCTTGATGATAAAAAGATTGTTGATGAATGGGTTATCCCACACGATCAAATGTCTGTGACAAGTGATTTATCTGGAATGAATTGTGCGTTCACACACGGACACAAAATATCTCGCAATGAATTTGAATGGCTACGCGGTCAATCTCTAAGACTTCTAAGAGATAATGGGCAAGAACCAAAAATTTGGTTTACTGGACATAGGCATCATATTAAGATTGATGATTTTGGTGTATTCACACGCTTTCAATGCCCTAGCCAAGAATCAGATGGTTTGACCAGCAGTTCAGGATCAAAATATTACACAGATTTCAGCGGTAAGTGGAGTTCACCTGGTTCAATGACTTTGTTGGTTGGTAAACACGATTTGCGTGGCTGGTCAGACTTGGCTGTTTTATGACAAGTGAGCAATTAGCAAAAGCGATCAGTCACGCAATA